TATCTGATCCTCCAGATCCGTTATCGTTAAACTGTACTTCTTTATTTAATCCAACAGGATAATTATTTCCCCATTCTATATCATAATCGCCATTGCCCGCTTTTCTTAATACTTGATGAAGCAATCCTCCTGGTGGTATATTTCCACTTCCTCCTTCTGATGTACTTGATCCTAATCCAAATTTTCCAGCTGCTATAAATTTACATTTAGAAAAATTATGTAAATCTGTGCAACCTTGCTGAATTACAATCCATCCTCTAAAAACAAAGTCACCAACAAGAATAGAATAAATATCTATGTTGTCGTTTACTCCATTTATCGCTTCATTCATAGATGCGTATTCTTTTTGCCCATATTGAAAGAAAACAATACTCGGACTATAGAACATTGTCTTTATTTGAAAATATCCAGGAGTCATTGCAACCAATGATGAGCCATTATCATAATATTCTGGATCTACATTACTGTGAGGAACTGGGTTATAAAACCATTCACCTGCTTGATGATACAAACTAAAAAATAATTCAGGATTGCCTTCTGTAGTTGTAACAATATCAGGTGCTTTTGGATTATTCTCCATATTACTGCCGAGTCTAAATATTTTACCAGAACTTCTTTTAATAGATAATGTTGGAGTGGCGCTTATTGCAGAATATATATTTCCAACAATATTAAATGATCCAAGCGCATAACAAAGTTGTTCAAATCTCGTTATAGAATTCACTGCTCCGAATTGATATTGATATACTGCCGCAATTGTAGTAAGAGCTGGAATAACCGCTATAACTCCGACATATGCAATATCAGCGTATTCTTCTGGCGTTGGTGCTAAAAGAGATTGATGAACTATTCCGTCTTTATCGAGCGTAATATAAATTGGATGGCGTCCGCCTGTTCCCCATACAGGAGTTATTGAACTTATTCCTGATGGAAGTTTTAATATTGTTTTCGCAATGGTTCCTGGTGTTGTAAAGTTATCAATAAATATTGCTTCACCTGGTAATATATCAAATTTACTTGTATCTCCAGAATGTATTTGTAAACCTAAACCCCATGTGACGCCTGTACTCAATGCGTAATCAACGTTATCACCTTGTAATCCTTGCTTTCCTGATTGACCTGATGCTTCAACAACTATAGGCGCGGGAGTTGTTATATCTACATTAAATTCATTTTCATTTATTGCAGTTACGCTTATAACATCTGGCTGTTGAACTAATATATTAATCATAAGCTCTCCAGCGTTCCAGCCATAAATGTTCTTTTTAAACCCTGATCGTCAAGATAATCCATTTTCCAGCTATGTAAAAAAGCCTGTTGAGTTGTTCCGAAAATAGTAGTTGTTGATGCGTAAAAAGTACATTGAATAACTGATGATGCTGATCCTGTTGTATGTACAGTCGGAATATTTATTTCATCTGTAGTGTTATTCAAAGTTACGCTTGTTATAAAAGTATATCCTGATGAATTAAATGGAACTGTGAATTGAGGAATATAATCATTCCCGTGAACTATTCTTATGTCGCATGGTCCACCGACTTGTTCTAATAAAGCTCTTGCCATTTATATATTCCTCCTTTTATTTTACTTTAATTGGATATTTCTTTTTCCAATCATCATAATTCATATATGGTAATATTCCTTGTTCTCTTGTTCGCATTAATTGTGGCGAATATCCAGACACTTGGAATCTATGATTACATCGACAATTGATTCTGTTCTTTGCAGTCAAACTTTCATGGCAAGGATAAGGAAATGGATCTTCTCCGGGTAAAGAAAACATTCCAGTCTTCTTATCTTTTATTTGTCCATCGGCATAACCGTGATCTGCTCTTGTTCTTGCATCTTTTGTTGCATCCCATATATCGTCGCCTTCAATACCTTTTTCAAATGCCCGAATATATACATCGTTAGCAGCAGCATTTTGAGCAGTCATTGCTTCAGTTCTTATTATTCTCATTGCTGCCATATTGGTTATGTTCATTGCTTTTTTTAAATCGCGAGTCATTTGTGTTAACGATTTACCCAGAGTCAAACCATTGTTCAAAGCTTTTCTAATTTCAAATCTTGCATTAGTTGGATATTTTTCATATGCTATTTTATCGTGTTCATTTGCAAGGTCTTCCATTATTACATCTTTATTTATTGTTCCCCAGTTTAAACGAACACCCGATACATTATCTATTTGCCAAGCCTCTCTAAAAAAAGATTCATTATACATATCGGGCATAAGTTTAGATATTGTTTTTAAATTTTCTTTTAACGCCGGATCGATTGCAGAAAGCATTTGTTTTTCCATTGAAGCGTAGCGATTATACCGAGTCATATCGGCTCTACTTAATACTCCATTCGTTGCGTACTTATCATATATCTTTTGCATATCAGAACGCATCGTCTGAAGTGCGTCGTATAAAGATTTAGATACTTGCTTTTCGTAAGTATTAATTTTTTGAGCTAATTTATTTATTGCTTCAAATTGCAATCGTTCTGGTGTTGGCATTTATTAACCTTTTCTTACGTTATATTCTTTTCCGCCAGGCCCAACATCAGATATTCTATATCCAATTTTTCTTTTGGTGCTTATCTTGACTGTTTTTTGTTTTGTGGAGGTTATTACTTTTTTATTTCCTGCTCCGCCTGCTTTTCGCCCTGATCCTTTTCCACCCATAATTCATTCCTCCTTAATATTCGATTCATTTACATATTCAATAATTGTTTTTCCTTTATGACAATGAATCTTTTTCAAATCGCATAAAGATTTAAAAACAACTGTTGATCTATACTTTGACAGCCACCTCATAGTAACTGTCTCATCATCAAAAACACATCCTTGAGCTACAATTCCAGTTCCACTATTATTACTTACATCTTCAAGCCTAATCATGTTGAACAATCGCATTTAGTAATCCTTTTTTATTCTGTTATATTCTCATCAGTGTTTTGTGTATCATTATTGTTGTCTTGATTAGTAGTATCATTAGTATTTGTATCGTTTCCAAATCCCATATTCTCTACATCAGGCATTAACGCTTCCATATCTTGATCTTGTCTTTCTAATTCTTTTTCAACATCAGGAACAATATCGTCAGGCATTATATCAGCAATTAAATAACGACTGAATCCTGCATTCTTCATTGCAACGGCTGTTTGTGCAAGCTCAGCAAGATTATTTGGTTTATTCCTTTTATGAGTAATAACTATTTGATCTGATGATCCGTCGACTCCTCCTGTGGTTCGATATATAATTGAAATCAAATCAATTCGTTCGCATAATCCAACATCAAAATCAGCTTCAGCAGAACTAACAACATTTTCAAAGTCAAATAAAAGCCTGTCTATTGCAGCTCCCGTTAATGCTCCCGTCATCATTGTGAAATCAGGAACATGAGCTTGAGCGTGTATTTCTTGTTTCAATAGATCAGTCATAAATTTAATAAAACCATCTGGAATATCTTTTGTCAGGAAAGATATATCTGCCCCTTCTGGCAAATGTTCAAATATTCTTTTCTTTTTTAATGTTCTTGCTGCTGATTCTACCATCTCAGAACTTTGCTTTTTTGCTTGATCTGTTAATCCAAACTTTTTCATAATCAAATAAGCAAAAGCAAATCTATCGAATTCATTCATTGAATCAGATGTTAATGTGTCATAAGCATCGAGCAATGGAAGAACAGGTTCAATCAATCCATTCATTTCATCACCGAAATAATATGATACTACAGGAATTTGTCCAAAGAAGTTTGTATAATCTTCGCCTTCTTTAGTTAATTTTTCCTCGTTACCTTCGTCATCTTTCATTGTCCAAATATATTTTTCATAATGGTCGTCATAATAAACTTCGACTCGGCCATTATTTCCTTCTGTCTTAAAAAACCTAATTGCTATTTTCTTTTTAGGTTCAATACTGAAATCATATAATAATATCATTTCGCGAGGATCAACAGAAACCCAACGAGCGTAATTTTTATTAGTTATCATTCCTTTTTCGTTTAATGCTGTTTCTGTATCAATATAAACAAGCTCATATGCTAATCCAAATATTGCAGTATTGCGACCAGCTCTGTTTGTTTTAATCCATTCCTTATTTATTTTAAAGTTTTCATTTAATTGATCGTAATAAGGAGTTTCTATTTTCTCACCTTCAGGAACTTCAATTGTTTCATCTTCAATTTCTTTGTAAGTAATATATTTTGGGCGAAAAGCATATCCAGAATAAGTAGTGATAATTTTACGTCCATATGGAACAGGAATTCTATTATCAGGATTGTTCACATTTGGAGCTATTGTTCGTTTTAATATCTTAGTATTATGTCCAAGATAATATTCCCATAACTTATCGAGCTTTGGAACTTCGATTGCTTTATATGTATTAATAAATGAAAGAATTTCCTCTGTAGTTAATTGTTCGCTTTCGGTCTTCATTATAGTCATAATATTTTTCCTCCAGATATAAGTTCAGCATTAATAGCCAAAGTTTTTAATTGCTTTGTGTTTATAATAACATCTTCAGTTATTTTATTAATAAGAGTTTCTATTGATTCTGTTGTAATTTCGCTATCAAACATCAAATATTTCAATCCTGACTCCTCTTTATAATCGTTTTTTACGCCTTATTTACTTACTGTATTGTCATTTTATTGATGACTATACACATTATTGACTAATTACCTTAAAACTATAGTAACGTGATTAATAATGAATATTATTATATCTACTATTTTCCATATCGCTAATGGTAAACAAATAAAACTAAACATCAAAATGCTCCACGCGCCTTTCATTTAGCTATAATCCTTTAGATCATTATATGCATTTATCATAGCAACAAGATCACCACTCATTGCTGCCTTATCTGCTTCTCTTAAACTATTTTCCATCATAGCTGCTGCCATTCTTCCACAACCATTTAACATTGGATCATTATACTGAATAATTAATTCCCTTACTCGTGCCATTTCTTTTGGTAATGATTCTCCAAGTACTTCCATAATTCAATTCTCCTTTTTATAAACCTAAATCGTCAGCAGATATGCCATAATCATCTTCATCGAGATTTCCAATATAATATCCAGGATGCCAAACAGATTCAGTACCATATCTCATTGCTGCAATTCCATCGTCATTCTGTTCAACGAATCCTTCTGTTGGCTCTCCTGATTTATCTTCTTTCCTTTTAAATTGTTGAGCCTCTCTTGCAAGGTTCGGACAAAATGTCTTATGTATATGCCATGTTCTCGATTTTAGAAAGCCAATTCCATATCCTAATGATCCTGGACCTTTTTTAGCAGGCTCTATATTCCACCCAGCTCTTCTCCATTCTTCAATACGATCAGGTTCTGCGCTATCTGCTGTTATTAACCAATCATGCCCAATTTGATTTTCCCAATAGTCTTCAGCAGCTTGTATAAAATCTGTATTCGTCCAACCCTTTCCCCATATCTCGTCGAATGAATATAAATCACCATCTTTGAATCCGCCTCGCTCTATTGCAGAAGCATGAACAGTACCAAAGTCCATTCCAGTAAATACATTTTCAAGATCGTCTTCTGTATAATCGAAATCTTCTATTACAATATTATCAAATACAGTATTTCCATAAACACCCCATTCTCCAAGTACATATACTTTCTTGAAATAAGGATCTGTAATTGATTCCATATATTCGCGTACTTTATCTGATAGGAACAAATTATCTTTATATGTCGAATGATGAAAAAATACATCTTCAGGACTCTTATCAACTAATTCTGTTTTAATCCAATGCTGAATATGTATTGGATTGAGAGATAATATTCCTTGAAGCAATTCATTTGATTTATTATTAGTTCTTAATCGTAATCGTAATTGTTGCAAATCTTTATATGATATT